AGAATATACAGCAGAGGATTTAGAAAATATGTCTGTTGATGAGATAATGAATGTTCCACCTGAAATAATAGAGAAGTGGAGAAAAGGGGAATTGGATTAAATAAATTTATATGTTCAAATCCTTTATAAAACAGAAATTTCTTTCATTTTTATAATCATCCTCATATAAAAAAGTTACTGTTTGAGGAAGTATTATAGGCAGTGTTTCTATATATTTCCCGCAGTGAGGACAATATTGTAAACTAATTTCATCTTCTTCCCATTTACCACTTAATTTATTTTTTGTATGAGCAACAAAACCAATATAAGCATTTTCCCTTTTTACAATAAATCCCCATTTAAAATAATGAAATTCAAAAAGTCCTTTTTTAAATTTTTCACAGCAAATATGGTTTTTAACATAATTCTCTATTGTTTTTTTAATTTCCTCTTTTTCCCATTTATGAAAATTCATTTTTTTGTATTCCATGCTATTTCCTTAAGTTGTCTTAATTTTCTCATAAGTCGTATTTCTTTTTCCTTTTCTAACTGTATCATTTTATACATCTCCTGTTTGCTCAAACGGGCTTTTTCTTTTTCTCGTTCTATTTCTTTTACTCTTTTTTTCACATCCATTTTAGCCAATTCTGTTAATTCTAATACTTTTAAAAGAGGGTTACCAAATTCTTTTGGATACAGCCAACATAATCTACTAACTCCTGTTATTTGTTCTAACTTTTTTGCTAATTCTAAAGAGGGTCTTGTATCCTGATGTGCCCATCTACATAAAGAGCCAAATGATATACCAGTTGCTTGAGACAATTTCTTTAAAATTTCATAATATTCCTTTCTTAATTTACGGTATTTTCTTTTTGGTTTTTCTATAGGTTCGTCAAACCATTTATTCTTCATTGCTAGTGCAACAAATTGTATATACTTGTCCATCAATAGTGCACATTCCCGTAGGAAATGTTCCAATAGGACATAATTCTCCAGCGGGCACTATAATACAAAAGTAAAGAGCAAACAAAAATGTAAGTATTCTTTTCATTTTTACCTCCTTAATTTAATACACCCAAATACATGGGTGCGGTTTTGTTTTATCTATATCTAAATGAATAAAATTTGCACCTATTCCCATACGCCGTATGCCAAGAATTATAGCAAAAGCAATAATTTTATATCTGAAAGTTGAATTGGGAATATAAATATCCGCTGCAAGTCCTTTTAAATGAGCAGAATTTTCAGAACCACCCACTTTTTTATTATGTTTTACACATCTAAAACCAGAAGTAATATTCAATGGTTCTCTTATCCAATCCCTTAACTCATCTAATTTTTCTACAAACTCTTGTTTCATTTCACATCTACCACAACAAGGGCAGGCAAATTCTTCAGGGGTAAAATGCTTAATTTCTTTCCACCATGAAAAATGGGATATTTGAATACTCATACTTTTTCTACCTCACTCAACAATAAATAAAACTTTCCTTTATCTGACACTTCAACCCTTACTTGCTTCGGCTCATCATTGCATACATGCACTACAATAGCCTCTTCTCCACATATATTAAGTTCTTTGGTATAGAAACTAGGCAAAATCATCACCCTATCACCTACTTTGAAATTGGCTTGGGTCATTGTTATCTCCTTTAAACTGGTAATAGTGGTTCAGGAGTTGAGTTTATCCATTTTTTTGACATCTTTACTATTCTTTCTCCATCTCCAAAATTTTATCTGCAATTATCCTAGCAGTTTCTTTTGGCTTATTTTTAATAATCCATATTTCTTCATAAGGCCAGTAATGTTTGGTTAATATTTCTTCCATAGCTTTAACTACCCTAATGTCTTCTCTTTCTTTAGAGCGTAGAAAAAATGTATACAAATCAACGCCCCGAAATTCCAAATCACATAAAGAGGGGATATAGGGCAGATTAGCTAACAACCGATATGCGCAATTATCTATAATGCTTCTATCAGCCACAATTATTTTGTCTTTATGCACCAGATAACTAGCAATAGTGCAGTTATCCAATGCGTCTTCAAACAGATTATAAGCTAAACGATTAGTAAAAATCTTTTCCTTCCAATTTTGTCTAATGTCCATTTGTTTTAATATACTATCTGCAAACTCACCCACAAAGGCAAATTTTTCAGGTGGTAGGAATTTTTTAAGATAAACAAAAGTAGTTGTCTTGCCAACATTATGGCTACCAGATAGGGCATAAACTTTAATCATGATTTCTCCTTTTTTGTTTTTGAAGTTTTATAAAGTTCCTCGTCAGTCATTGATATTCTCCTACCACTTAAAAGCATTCTCTATTATTCTCACTCGTGTTACTAATCTAGGATAATCCTCTTTAAACAAATCCAATGCCTCTTGGCTCATTAAAAAGCGATTTAACCTTTCCACATCCTCCAATTTAATAGAACTACGCACAAGGCTGATAATTGAATCTATCTGCAATGCAATACGTAACCAATAGTTTTTATCTGGTTTTGTTTGGATTGCTTTGTTTAACATAGTTCACTCCTTCTTTTTTAAGTTTCCATTTTCTCTCATCTTTGTCATAATAATATCCTCTCTTTTTCAAAAAAAAAGCCAAATTAGTGTAAGAAATTTTGCAGACTTTCCCAAACCTTGTTACATTTCCAAATTTTTCTAATACTTTTTTTATTCCACCATATCGTTTAAAAGCTTCCCTTGCAAGTCCATGAGGAGCATGGTTATACTCCCTAGATTTGGTTTTAATTTCCAATTTTTTTAGTCCTTGTAAAATTGTAGTTTGTTTAAATCCCCATCTCAATCCCATCCCTTTTGTTCCTTCTTCATTATACTGACGCTCTAGCTCTGTTTTTACTTTTTCAACGTCGCATTTGTAATAATAAAACACATGCCAAAGAAAAGACCCCGCTGGGCTAGCAGTTATAGTAGAGGCTATTGCAGTTTTCAGTTTCGCAGACAAGGGATAATTAAGCTTATCAGCCCATTCAAATAATTCTTTCAATTCCTTGTTTGTAAGCTTTAACTTAAGTATTTTACGACGTGTCTTTCTTTTCATCTATCATCTCCACTCTTATTCCCATTCCTCTTTTAGGCAACCATTCAGTCCTTATAAATTTTTTAATTTTCACTGCCGTGGGCGTTTCTTCTATAACTTTTACTTCTTTGACTATATGCCACGTTCCAAGGTCAAAATCTTTTTCCCAAATCAATGCTCTTTTCTTCATTTTACATCCACCTACCCATAAACAGTAAAAGGAGAAGGAGCTTTGTCTTTAGTAGGTCTATTTCTTCTCTCCCAATCCTCATTCACGAGTAATTGTAATGCTTTTATAGTCTTTGAATTGCTAACCGACTTTCGTTTACTTGTCTTTTTATTTTTTATATATTGATTGAGCCAACATTTCACACAATACTTACTGCCTGGAATAGCAGGTTTCCCACAAATAGGGCATCTTTCTTGTTTCCTCATTTCCCTTTGCCATTTTAATTGTCTTGAAATAATTTCTTTCATAATGGCCTCCCTAAGTTAATTCTTGTTCCATTTCTTCCCTCTCACTTTTATAATTTGAAAAACAGTCTGTAATTGCTGTAACATAACTTCTGCACTCTCCACCCATTCTCCCCAAGTTTTAGCATTACTAACATCTTGCCATACATTCATTTCTTGCTTTTTGTTACAGCTTCCAAATATAACCCTAAGAGGGCAATACTTGCATAAATCATAATCGCTTATATCCAAATGGAAAAAAGCTTGGCAAAGAGGACAATCATCACTAGACCAAGTTTCTTTTATTTTTTCAAACATCTTCCACCCTGTAACTGCTTCATTGGGCATTTGTGTTTTTGCCCAATTTATCATTTTTTCCCAATGTTCTATTGATTGGACAGTTGCTTCTAAAAGTTCTTTTAATGGGATTTTCATTTTCCCTTCCTCCTTTATCTCCTATTTTGAATTTATTTATAAATTCTTCTTCCCAAGGGAAATATGTCTGCCCTATCCCTATTAAAGAACGAGCAAGGCATGTTTCACCTTTTTTGATTTCACTCCCACATAAATCACAATAATAATTGTGTAGGGCTTCCCCCCATTTTTCAATACACTTTTCATTATAGCAGTCATCTGGTTCATGTGTTACTCTTTCTTTCTGATTTTCCGCACAGGCCTTACATAATATTTCTCGTTTCATTTTATTTCCGCATTTTTATATTTTTTCTTTAATTCTTTATAAGCCCGACGTCTTGGGTCAGCTACTATGCATCCCTCTATTCTTTGATATGTTCTAAAACGAGGGCTATATAGTTTACCATATACTCGTTGTCTTAATTGTCTAGCCTTTTTTGCATTCATTTTTGACCTCTATTAGGTTTCTTTTGTAGTTCAATTGGCAAATGATTAGAAGGCAAAAATGGCAAAGGACGAGAAAATTCATTTTCTTCATAAACTATTCGCCCAGACATACTATGCGTATGCCTTAGCAATTTATTCAACTTTTCTACTTCTTTTATTAAAATAACTATTTCTCTTCTCAAAACTTCTAACTTTTCTGTATTATCCATTTCATCCCAATACGGTGGTCTATTTGCTGCACAATTTTCCATTTTTACCTCCTTTGTTTTTATAATTTATTCAGCCTTTATAAAATTTCCATTTTTAAAATCAAACTCAAAATCAAATTCTTCTATAGTTTCACCTTCTGCTCCACAACCACGCAAATCAGGTATTTCTGCAACATAATATCCCTTACCATCATAATCAAAGTCCTTTTCAATTACGATATGATAACGTAAGCTGAGATAGTATGATAAATCTTTCTTTAAAACTCCCATACCACATTTTCTCCTTTATAAAACTTCCTTCTAATTATTTTCCCAATTAAATGTAAACTATCACAGCCTAAGATAAATATATCCACGTGCCCGTCTTCTCTTTTTACCCAGACCTGAACCATGTCATTTTTACCCCAAGGCACTGTTTGTAAGGCTTTCTTTTTTCCACCCAATCCTGTATGTAGTGTAGCCTGTATCCATAAAGTAGGTTTATTTTCTTTTTTAGCAATTAAATCCACACAACCAAATATATCATTTCGTTGGCTAATATAAATTTGCTTTTTCTTACCAAACTTATCTTTTGTAACAATCATCCTGCCCACGGGTTTCTGATTATGAACAGTCCAGCCTAATTCCTCAAGCCATTTCTTAATCCAGTCTTGGAAGGCTAAGCCTTTTTTTCTGCGAGTATCTTTCATTCATTTTTCCTTCTTTATAATAGGGAATATAAATAATCATCACTTAATTCTTCTTTTTTGGGTTCTAAATAATATTTCAATGCTTGAAATATCTCATCATTTGTAACATCAAACTTTATGCTACTCAAATAATAATCTGAATAATAAAGAAATTCTATTTTCCCATTTTTATTAAATATAAGTTTGATTGAGTTGACTGAGGAGCGGTTAATTATCCACATATCCGCTTTTTTACTATAACTAAAATACTTTTTAGAAAGGTCATTAATACTATTTTCAATTTCTTCTTTAAGTTTTGGTAAATCAGAAAGATAATAGTTATTTAGAATCCAAATACAAAATGCTCTTCTTAATTTTGTTACAATTTCTTCTAGTGAGAATTTGTGATAATGTAAAAAGAAATCTATATCCATTCGTATAATATTTAAAATATCTATGCCATCTTTTTTTATTTCTTTTCTTTTCTTTTCTCTATTTTCTTTTGTCCCTGCTACGTCAATATTAATTATTTTATATTTAGCTTTATATTCAATCATTTTCTTCCCTCTTTAACTATATTATCTTCCTCTTGGCAATTTTACTTTTCCTTCTAGTTATTCTCTCCTTCCCTTAATATCTCTTTTAACTGCCCTCTATGCTGGCAATCTTTCAAATGAACTAAACGGCCATTTTCTTCAAATTTCAAATAAATTTCTTTCCCTTCTGTGTAATATTCACTCTGTCTAACCTTTGTGAACTGCAGGATTGGATATTCTTTCCGTTTATCTTCACCGTCATATAGAATCTCAAATCCATAAGCAGGTCTTTGGAGTGAGCTTTCTCTGCCATAAGGCTTTAGCTTCCCATGTTCTTCTCTTGCCTGCCAAAATAGAAAGATTAGATTTTTATGTCCTTCCTGTAATTTACGGACAAATCTGTTTACCTTATCATATCTCCCTGTCAAATCTGCCCAGTCCCAAATGATTATGTTGTTTTTACTTATTGCTAAAGGTTTCATAAACGGGTCTGAAATAGGAATAAATCTAACTTTCCCTTTTTCTTCCCACTCAATCATTTGTTCTACATCAACTAACTTAATAAATCTGTAAGCAATATTTTCTTTGCATTCAGAGTAATAATAATGAACCGTTAAACCTCTTTGTAAATAAAAAAGAGCTATGTTAATAGCGAAATAACTCTTTCCCTGTCCATAACTTGCATATATCAAAATTATGTCTGAAGGAAATAATAAACATTTATAACCAATGCCAAATGGTAGTGGTATTTTAAGCTCTGGTTTCAACATATCTTCAAAGGCAGTAGGTGTGGTATGCTTGATAATGCGGTAATCTCTTGAATTGACTTTTTCTACCTTGCCGAATTCAACTGCCTTGTTTAGTATTTTATACGCCGTTGAATATTGACTACTGTTTAATCCAAGAGTTTGCATCATCTCTTTTATAGTAAAAACAAATTCACCGTCATGGTCTTGAAAACTGTCCAAATACTCCAAGACTAGCTTTAGAACAGAACCTTTTTGCGTCATTCAGCTTAAGCCCAGATGCCACTTTTAGTCTTTGATTTTAAAATACTGTTTCAATGCCTGCCTTATTATGTAACTCCGATTGACATCTTTTTTCTCACACTCTTTGTCAATCCTTACCAAGTAATCAAGAGGTAGAGAAACAGTTACCGTGGTATTTCTTCCTCGTTGCATTTTCATTCGCTTTACCCTCCTTTATTGAAATAAGTTTTTCTTTTATTTCAAATTTGCTTAATAAATTGAAATAATGTTTATTCTTTATCCGCCCACTTAATTGATACTTTATCAACTGGCACTTTAATAGGACGTGGCGCTAGATGCCTTTCTTCGTATAATATAAAAGCCAAAACCAAAGCTTGCCTTATTTCAAACAGAGTAAATTGACAATTTTCAACAAGCTTTAACATAGCATCAACCAATGTTCTAAATTCAGCATCATAAAGATACCTTTCTCTTGGGTCATCTTTCCTGATTGCCATTCTTTCATTATCCATGGCTTCCTTCTTCAATCTTTTTTAATTCCATTGGATGCAGATAAAATATACTATTGCCTATCTTTACTTTAATTTTGACTACTGTGTTAGAAATGAATAGAAGTTGAATTACCTTTGCCGTCTTCCCCACAATATCAAATGTTTCTGCATACGGACAAGGCAAAATTTTTACAATGTCTCTTACTTTAAAAGGTTGTTCCATTTTTAAATTCCTTCAAAACTACTTGGTATATCATTTTCTTCTACAATTGGATTTATGGTCTTTTCTGGTAAAGATTTAACCCACTCTATAAATTTTCCTTTTAAAGAGTCGGATATTCCAATATAATTATCATGCCAGTCAGAAACACTTATCCCCAAAAAATGCTTATCTGCATTTGGGTCATAAACAACTACAAATATAGCATTGTAAGGCTGTTTAAAGCGTTCTGCATATAAAAAAAAGGAATTACTTATTACTTCTCCATTGGAAATAGCAATTGTTTTACCTTCAGTTTTTAAATAAATCCAATTCCTAAATAATTCTATTTCAGTCCCATCTAAACATTTAAAAATCGGCACTATTTTCTTTCCTTTTTCATCCCAAGCTACTTTATCCGCTTTAATCATTTTTACTATGTTCATTTTATCCTCCCTTAATACAACAATTTAATTTCGTGAAAAACTTTGAATTTGCTAACTTCTCTATAATTCATTAAAAACTTAACCAATTTCACTCCCATATTCAAACTTTGAATTTCACCGCTTTGTCTAAATGTCCAATATATCATTCTTAAAAGCACCTTTTAAAATTCTGCTCAAAATGTATGAGGGGGAGGTAATAATAAATATATAAATAATATATTATTCTGTTTCATCTTTCTCAGTCTGGTCTATTATTCTTTTAATATCAAATAACGTATCTGTATAAATATTTATTCCATTGCCTTGGTATGTAGCTATATAATTTGCGCTACCTGCTGTTGATTCCCTGCTGTCTTCTAAATAAATATGATAGCCTTTATATACTTCTATAAAAGTCTTCACTAAAACTCCTCCATATTTTGTCTCTGAGCAAGGTTTAATGGCTTAGACATACTTTTATATGTCTTTGAGGTTGAAACTAGCTCAGAATTTAAATATGTGCATATAAGAGGGAATAAACTATTTATTAGATACCTGATTTTAAATTGGCCTTTCATCTTTCAATTTTAGATAATTGAAACACTTTATTTGAAATAAAAAATCCATGTCCAAAAAGTAACCATATATAATCTTTTTTGTAAAACTGTGCTTTAACTAATAATGAGTTATAGCTAGCTTCAGCTTCTGCTATTTGGCGAAGATAGTTACTCAATTTAGAAGATTGTTGTAAGTTTGTTAAACTTCCTCCAACCAACTTCCCAGATTGTTCTGGATAGACAGCATCTTTAATGTCATCAATCCTTTGCTGAAGTGCTTTTACTTTCTGTAAATGCCCTATTAGGTCTGGATAGGTTGCTACACCTGACGGTATAAGTAGTGCCAAAATTATAACACATCCAAGAGCACTTATAAGACTTGCAATTGCAAACCCTTCTTCATTTTGTTTCCCAAAATATATAAGTGAAATTATACTAACTAAAAAAAGAATTATCCAAAACATTAGAACCTCCTATCTTTTTTATATAATAATTATTCATTGCATATCCAGCTTTTAATCGTTTTCTCATTACCTAAAAAATTTATTCTTATATTATTTAATACCCATTGATTAACGGCTATTGCTCCTAGTGAGGTAACGAGGCAAATAAAAGCTTTTGCACCACGCCAAGTGCAAATGTCAAATCCGTCTTGTGCTTTTTCAGGTTTAAATTCTTTATCCCAAACTACCTCAAATGTTCTTTCTGCTGAATAGGCTATATGAATGGCATGAGGACAGGATATTAAAGCCCGGCTTTCAGCATTATCAAAACAATCCAAGCAGAGGTCAAATTGGTCTAACGCTGGTTTGGTATCAATCTTAAGTTTCTGAGCTTGGGTAATTATTCCATATTGGTCATATAAATTGACCTGTAAGGCTTCGCTTTTATATAATCCTATTTGAGAAGGTCTAAACCATTGATTAGGAATATTCCTAGTTTCAACTTTATCATAATCAAATAGATAGTATCCCCAATCTGGATGAGCACCAACCAAAATATAAGCTAAGTTACTACCTAATGCACCACAGCCAAAAATAGCTATTTCCATTTTTCCCTCACTAAATAATCTAAATGAAAACACATTTTCAATCCCTTACAAAGTGGCTCTTGGAATTGAGGAGAAGGTAAAATTACATTCTTTAAATAGTCCCCAAAAATATCATATTCACCAGTAAACAAAGAATTTTCATATTTGAAGACAAAATCCTCAAGCCCTGGCTGATATACAACAAAAAGTGAATGATAAGGTGCAAGGGCTAATTCAAGTGCTTCATAAAATTCATTATCTATATTGCTCAGACCAACTCCTATTTCAGGCGAATGAGTATGAATTACAACCCAGTCTTGAGGATAAAGTTTATGCAGTTCCCACCATTCCAAAAAATCAAATTTTACAGAAGCACTATTGCCAATTTTAATTTGAATGAGATTTCTAAACAATCCTTCAGTGCCTAAAATTACACCTACTTCTTTGAATGCCATGGCTATCTCCTTATTCTATTTCAAAATCTTGTTTTGTAAATTAAATCCTTCTCAATAAATTCTTGAGCTGTTAACACCATACTTTTAAGAGATAAAATATTGTCCATGCCTTCCACACAAAAGCCCGCTTCTTTTATTTGAAAATTATTAGGATTGATTAAGCTGTTAAATTTTTCTCCCTGCACAGACCAGATAATTTCTAAGTTATCTCCACGCTGTTTCAATTCAATTAAATGCCCATTTACTTCTTCTAATGCAGATTTAACTCGCCCTACCAAAGTCTTTTTAAATTCTTCTTCTTTTTGGGCTTTCAGTAACTCTTGTTGAGTTTTATATTCTAATACATACAGAAAGTATAAATACCTTAACTCAGGAGTTAATCCTTTTATATCTATAATAGGTTTATCTACATCTAAATGTTGTTTGGTTATAAATTTATCTCTTAGCTTTATTAAAAGCGGATTGCTTGGATATTCCCAGCCGTAAAAAAACATTACCTTGGCTGGGGTTGCAATTGGGATAATTGCATAAGACTGCCAGTCTAAATCTGTGCGTAATAAATGAAGTGGTTGGGAGGAATTAGTTGTTATGCCCCATTTCGTTTTAAGCAAATTGAACGAATAAGGCACAAATTCATTATGAAACCCGTATCCCGTAAATGCTCTATTTTGATAAATAAGCTTTACATCTAAAGCTGAGGCTTGGGCTATTTCTACATTGCCTTTACACATTTCAATCCAATACCAGCCATCACTCCAATTTCTTGCTCGTAAATATTTAAAAATATCCAAAGTATAAATATCGCTGTAAGCCACTCCATTTAATACGGGTGCTAGAAACTTCATTTTTTCTTCATAAATTGATGTAATGGTATTTAAAATTTCACTATATCCCATAATAGTTGCTCCTTAATGGACAAATACCCATTAAATTCGCTAATTAAATTAAAGTGCATAATACCACTCTGGCAGTGTTAATAAGGGCGTGTTCATGATTTCTTCTATAATAGCCATTTGCCCTTTCATAGCAACCTTAATAGCTTCCATGACTAAAGCTGAATTGGTAACCGTTTCATAACTTAAAACAGATACAGGAATTCCATTATCCTTATAAGCTATTTCTAATTGGTTGCCTTGTCCAGAATGAGGATGATTAGACCAACAATCTATAATTACACAAGCCTTGGGCTTGCTTTCATAATTTTTGATTTTTTGTGTTAGATTTCCCATATTATGGCCTTCCACTAATTCTGTAATAAAAATATCCACATCCGCCCCAAACTTTCTTGCTTCGGGATATAAAGCAAAACAATCAGTAGCCCCACAAGGTCTAATCCCAAATAAGATTTGTGCAAAGGCATCTTCTACAAATTCATCAGGCAGAGGTAAAACTTTACTATAAACATTAAAAACGCCCCATCTAAAATTTTCTTCAGGATTAGATACCATTTCTGCAATTAACGGTGCAACCCTTTTAGCAACCCTAATCGCATCTTCCATGCTACCAGATATGTCAATATGAAGGAATACTTTGCCTATTTCAGCTTTTTCAAAGTCCTCTTTATGAACCTTAGCTCTGGCTTTCTTCATTGTGTGTTTTAATTTAGAAGAAATCTTTTTAACTCTAGTAACCCTATCTACGGCAGTGCGGGATTGTGAAATCTTTTTTCTATATAATTCTTTAATCTCTTTATAAGCCCATAACCCTTTATCTTCAAATAACTTACTTAATATCAATACTTCATCAGGAGTAGCCACATATAATAAAGCAATTGCAATTTCAGGTGTTACTTCAGGAATAGCACCCAAGGCTCTTTGAACCTTGATTTTCTCCTTAATAATTTTTTCTGCGATTTCTTTAGTAGTTAATCCGTCAAAACTTAAACCTTCTTCAATTTTTACAGGAGTAGTTTTCTGCTTCCACCTAAGGATAGATGCAGTTTCAGGAGAAGGTGCAAGGTGCATTAAACGGTAAAGATTTATATATGTTTTAGATAATCCTTTATTCTTAATGCCCCTGATATAAAACGGATTTTTCTCTCTATATTTAATATATTTTTTTACAGCGGTATTTAAAACAATAGGCCAATGTCTTGCATAAGAAAGTCCATTTGTTCCCCATTTAAGACAGCCTAATTGTTTCACTCTAAATACTAACCTAGGTTCAAGTTCTTGAATTGCGGAGGCACTCACAATCCTAAAATTAGGTTTTCTATATTTTGAATTAGGCGAAAAAGGCAATCCATCTGCAATAGAAAGAGCGTTTGAATAAGTGCTGAAGACTTTAAGGTCTTTTGATTGGCTATTTTTGATAACCCAAGATGTAAAGTGAGCTAGAAAAACTGGGTCGTTTTGGGATATATCATAAAACTGTTTGAGAGTGTCCAGAGCCTTATCTTGGTTTAACTTGCCTTTCTGCCATAAGTGCTGGCAACCCTGAATAAGCAAATTGTAGGCATTTAATCTTTCTTCTGGCAAAAGAGAAGGTAACTCTTTCATTTAAACCTCCTAAGTTATATTCAAGCTCCTAAGTTGCAGGAATTGTTTTGGTAATCCAAACGACGGGACTCGAACCCGCAACCCTCAGCTTACAGGCTGATACCCTAACCTTTTGGGCGACGCTTGTAAATTCCTGCATTAGAGGAGCTTATTGTTATCAAAATGACTTCTAAGTGAGAAGAACTTTTACATAAGCCTTCCAAAGACGCTTGTAAGTTCTTCTCAAGAGAAGTCATTATAATCCCGCCTCCGCTTTGGGCAAAATATAAATTGTATCTGAATCCGTCATCTTTCTTACTACAAAAATATATCCTCCAGCATTAGATTCAATATTAACTCCTGTTTCCTCTAAAATTACAGGTGCACATGCCTTAAGTATTTCAGTTTCAGGTGTATCCATTGTAATGCCCATTTGTTGAGCATCTAATGGAACTTCCTTGCTTTCCAAAAGGACTTTGATTTCCATCGCTTTCCTCCTTTTAATTATCTATATAATAAAACAAGTAATTTATCTTGTCAACCCCTTTTTGGTCTAATTTTTTTAAGAATAATTTTTTTCCCTTCTTGTGTTGTCTTAATGCCCGTGATAAAGTAATTGGCCTTTCTTAACTGTTTCCACCACTTTGCTGCAATTTCGCTATCTGCCATTGTAATTGAATGAACCTTGTTATTGTCATAGGCACTTATTACCCTTAGAAGTGCATTATATTCCATATCATTAGGGTCAGGTAGTTTGCAATCCTTTACTTTAAACTTATCATAAGGGTCCGGTTGAGGCTCGTCTGGATGTTCATGGTGGTATTTAATTCTAAGCTTATTTATGACTTGTTGAGGAGAAAGTATCTCTTTTTTAAACTTATCATAAAGAAACAAGCAGAAAGCCGCAAAGCAATTTTTTTTGGCTCTGAGCTTGCAAAAATTTTCCACTGCCTCAATAAATTCTAAATCTGTATAATCGTCGCTGATAGTAATCAACTTTATCATCTCTTTCTCATGAACCGCTACATCATTTTTCTTGGCAATGTCTTTAAAAATTTCCAACCTGCTATCTGGATTATGCATTGTTTTTGTCCTTTTGATTGGAAGTTATATATCCAATCTCTCTTAGAAATATTAACAACTTAGCCCGAGCATTTGCTTCGTTATAGGTTGGCGTGTATTCTCTTTTAATAAAATTTTCTAATGCCACAGCTATAGGGCGAGAAAGTTCTGGGTAATCCTCACTATTAAATACACATTTAAATTCTCTAATTCGGCTAATCCAATATCTTCCTTTTTTATCTCTCCAGCTTATCCAATATGGAAGTAACCATTCACCTAATTCTGAGTTAGTAGGGGCTTTAATATAATCTTGTAAATGATGATACTCAAATATAGAAAATTCTTCATATTGTTTTGGTTTGTAAAAATACATTTTATCCATAGTGAAAAATAAATCATAAAATTCACTATCTTTTCTCAAGCACCAAAACCAGCCTGGCTCTTTTTGAGGAAACCCTAACTCTTTTAATCTTTTACAAAGTTCTACTGAAGGAACTTCTTTTTTAGCCCAGTTCATTATTTATCCTCCCTCAATTCTTCTTAATATTTCTTCTCTGCACTCATTCCAACCATCTTTATATGCACAAATAACTCTAAATTGGAAGTCAGGATTTTTCACATCATCATTATCGTAATGTTGCATATCAGGCACTAATGAACGAGCATAGGACTTAAAAAGGTTAACAAGCTTATTTATTTTCTCCAATTCTTCCCAACTAGCACCACAACAATCCCCTGAGTTAGAAATTAGTTTTGCTATTTCTCGCTTAATTTTCATTTCTTTGCCTCCCTAAACATTTTTTACCCATTTTTCTTTTTTCTCATCCCATATTTTGTTGTATAATATTTCTTGGCAAAAAGAGAGCCAAAATTGTTCCATTATCCATTTTGAAGGAGAAGGTCTAAAACCTAATTTTTTAAAAGTATAGTCAAACCATTTATTGAATTTTTCTATGAGAATGTAAGGTTCTATTCCTATTATTTCCTGTAACTGGCTTTGGGTAGGAAGCCAAACCCACCACCACCATCCATTGATTGAGTTATAATAAGGCTTATAAATTCTCCAGCTAACTATTTTTAAATCAATTTTTTCGTGAATTGAATTGGGGTAGTAAACACAAACAGTATCTTTATTAACATCTTCAACTACTAATAAAGGGTCTAAATAACTTTCTACTTGCTTTTTAAGGGTTTTATGTCTTAATTGAACCCAATCTCCTATTTTAGGTTTCCATAAACGTTGTATTTCTCCCGCCTCTTCACATTGTTTTATATATTTGGGTGTCCATTTCATTGTTTTCATCTCCTCTAAACATCCTTTAAAATACCTGAAACAACAGGCTTAATATGTGTATCATACAATCCGTCTTTCTCTTCTTCCGTAGTTGTCCAGACTTTTCTAGGCTTAGGATATTGCACCCCCGGCTTATCCTCCCATCGCCTCTGAGCAAGGAAGGTGCTGGGATATACTATATATTCTAGTTCCATATTAGGCCATTCATACTTTATGTAATTCTCTAAGCCTTCCATTATTTGGTTAAATAAATTATCATCAGGATTTATTTTTAACCACTCCGATAAAGCTCCTACTTTGTTTACTTTTCTAGGATACTTTAACCAAAACTTTTCAAATAGAATTCTTTGCTTTTTAATGTTTTCTGGTGATAAATTATCTGGTGGTTTATAAGGTGGGGGTTGTTGTTTTTCTTTCCCACTGATGAATTCACTTCTCTTATTTGAATGTTTAGAGCTATATAGTTTATTATTTATATCTTCTTTATCATTTTCTTTAAAAGAGTTATTTATATATTTATTTGCTTTCTCTTTATTGCTATCTTCTTTTTTGCTAGGTTCATTACTACATTCATTATAAGCAGTGGATTCACTGCTAGTAAATGAATCTTCAGAGCTATATGAGTCTATATCTCTTTTACTAATATCGGCCAATGAACCCGTCGGCGAGTTTTCAACCGACGGCTCTTCAACCGATGGTTCTTTGGGCAATGGATTTTCATATAAAAAATAATCATAACCTTTCCATTTGCCTTTAATGTCTTTTGCCTGTTTCCTAACTAACAATTTTGCTTTTTCTAATTCCCAAATAGCATGTTGAATGGATGCCTTGCCTTCTTTGAGTTGTTTTGTCATTCTTTCAATTGAGAAACTCCATCCATCAGGTTTAGACTGGATATAAACCCATAACCCCTTTGCTTTTAAAGATAATGTAGGGTCATTAAGGATATGGTTAGGTATTTGCCCGTATCTGTTTTTCACATAAAGTCTATTCATTCTAGCCTCCTACAAAATTTTATCATGAAATTTTTTATGGCAATTATCACATAGCACTATCAAATCTTTTTTCCATGTTAAATATTCTCTCCCTCTATTTTCATTATAATTAGGCGGGGTAGTTTACTTTATTCCTTTTTTAGCAACATTACTATCCTTTTATATACCTTTTCTTGTGGGGGGAATAGAGGACATAGTGGTTGTTCATACATAGTGTTTGGGATAAAATTCAAACAAATGTAACGACCATTTATATTTTCTACTATTGATTTTGTCCAAGAAGGAATATCGTATTCTTGGCCGTCAATTTTAATTCTTTTCATTTTTACCTCCTCCCAAAACAAAAACCCACACAGACAAGGCAAGACTTTTTGACATGAGCGGAGGCCAAAAGATAGCCTTGCCTGCCTGTGCGGGTTTTATTTCTAAGATACCCTCCGCTCATCCTGGTTCTTTTTTACCAAATTATTTCAAACTTGTCAATATCAAAGAATTGCCCACACAAGCAAACAGGCAAGAAAGGGAGGAGGAAAGGTGGAACCTGTTTGCCTGTGCAGGCTGTTATTTAAAATAACTCCTCTAATTCTTTTGCTTTAGCATCAATGGCAAAATAAATTTCTGTTGCTATTTCTTCACTAGGAATATCATGGATACTTTTGTATCCTTTTTCCTTCAAAACTTCATTTACCAATTCAGGGTCATAGTTTGACAATTGCTCTTCCAATTCTATTAACCACTGTGCAGGAGGTTGAGCTTTCTTTTCTGGTTTAGCTTTTTTAGGTTTTGGAGGAGAAGTAGCAGGCTTATTCTTAGCTTCCCATTGCTTAAACTTTTCTATAAAACTATCCATTTTCTTGAAGGCTTTTTCTTTCACATAATCCACTGAGCAATTAACACTTTTAGCTACCGTTTCAATATATTCTTCCACTCTTTTTTTATCCAAATCCATTTCAGTGATTATATCATCAAAACTTAATTCTCTTTCAGGTGCAGGAGTTTGGTCTTTAATTTGTTTAGGTTTTTCTTCCTTTTTTTCTTTAGCTTCTACATCAATTACTTTAATTACTTTGCCTTGAAAAACCTTTTCTTCTGTTTCAGGTTCTTCTTCAACACTAGGCAACCCAAAATCTTCTTCCTCTTCAGAAATAGCTAATTCTAATTCAGGCGTCTTTGGTTTCATCTTCAGCATTTTTAAAATAGCACTTTTTCTCATCATAGCTTCAGGCCATAGATGCCAAGGGCTGTCTTTAGTCCCAAACTTTTCAGCCTTTTGATAAGCTAGAGACATCTTTTTGCGTTTCTCAATTTCTTCCATTCTAATAATATCAAAGCTTTCTCTATCATCTTTTCTCCATACAGCATAAGCTAAGTAAGGTTTCCCTGGATTTTTGGGTGCTGGTTTATGATGCACATAAGCATTAGTGCCCAGTTGATAATCAAATTTATCATTTTCATAGACCACATGAGCCTCCACTTCAGCTCCTGTCACTCTGTAAATTAGCTCAATAAGCCCTTGATAGCCTTTTTGAGCATTACACTCCAAAGGACGCCCAGGCTTTTTTTTATTATGCCTTGGTATTAGATAGACATTGTCTCCCCCAGGCAATAATCCCCATTCCGCACACTTTAACAGTGCACCAACTATACTTTCAGGAGTGCATTGATGTAACTTAGGATTTTTTAAAACGGCATTCCAGAAGGCAGCTAACAAAACATTTTTTTTCATTCCTTTAGGTAGCACTTTTAATTTCTCTTCTGTTTCAGGAGAAACTAATTTTGCCTTGATAACTTCTAATTGATTTTTTTTCATTGCTTATCCTCCTAATAAATTTATTACTTTAAAAGTTAAATCTATTGCCACAACAATACAAGAAAAAAGAAGAGTTGAAGCTAGCACCATAAAAAGAAAGAAGGCAGGTGGACTTAATTTTTCAAATTTTGCTTTTATTGCAAGTCCCATATTATTAAACAAGATAAAAAATATAACCACAAAATAACAAAATGTTTTCATCTTAAATCCTCCTTGTAGCGATTTCTACTTCTTGATATATTTCAAGCCCTGCTATTTCTCTAACTCCTGCCCTAATAGCCGCATTAACTTTTTTATCATCCACCTTTTCAATTTTAAATTCAGGTGGCACTTCTTTAATATTTATCACTCTAAAAGTCCATCGTTTTCTTTCATATACCGTTCCATCTTCCGTGGTTACTTTTAATTTTTCCTTAGGCATAGCAATCTCAGGCAATTTTACTGGCTCAATTCCTTTTTCTTTAGCTTCTTTATCCAGTTGCTCTTGTAGCCGTTTCCTTTCTTCTTCTGCTTTCTTTTCCATCTGTCTGCGTTCCATTTCAAGGCGAGTTTTATAGTCTTTCAATTTCAACTTTACTATTTTTTTTGAATTGGTAAGAGGTTTGACAACCTCATTTGCTCTGGCCTTTACTTTTTTAATAAATGTTTTAGGGATGGCTATTCTTTTTTCACATTCCTCGTTAATTCTTTTCTCATACTTTGCTATTGTAGCCAGTAACTCAGCGGCCTTTTGGCAATTTTCTTCATTTGTTATTTCTAGCGTTTTTACTTTTTCCTCTAGCTGAGTAAATCTTTTCTTCCATACCAAAAAAGCATTCTTTGCCTCTATTAAAGCTAGATTGGCTTTAAACTCTGTAAATACTCCATTACTTTTTTGCATCTTTGCTTCCCCATAATAAATTTGGATTTTCCCATACATTCCCTATTACTTCTACTTCTTTTGCTCTGAAAGTCCAAGGATTATAACAAGCTTCATCAGGATTGTAGGTTTTTAGACAAAACACTCCATGGTCAAAGGCAATATATCCTGTGATGTATTCCACTTGATTATAGAATTTTACAATGTCCTTTTCATAGATTTCTTTACCGTTTTTGTCGGTTAATCCAGTAAATAACATCAGAATAACATCTTTATAAAAGCAACCTTCTATACTTATTTCTTGATGCTTTAACCAAATAGCATCAGGGTATAACATTCTTCTATTTTTCTTATCCCAAGCCCTAACTTTAATTTTCATCTTTGCCGTCTCCTTTCTAAATTTATCTTTTTAAATATCTCCACCCATTCAAAAATCCTAAAAAAGCCTGAAAAGCTTTAGGAATTTCCTCATCACACACCACATCAACGATAGCAGGTTCCCCGTCTTTTCTAAGTCGCACTGCTGCTACTTTATTAGGCTTCAATTCGTTAGGTAAGGCATAATAGTAAGCACTTAACTGCATAAACCATGCTTTATTAGCTGTTTCGGATGTCTTCAAATCCCATAACCACTTTTCACCCTTCCACTCAACCACCATATCTGGATGACCTATGTATCCAAACTGCTTATGTTTCACTTCAAACTCAGCCTTGATTAGCTTTACAGGTAACAAGCTTCTAAAGGATTGTATATATCCTTCCAATTCTCCATATTCAGGCACAAATAAATCTTGCAATTCAGCCACACAATACTTATGAATTAGTTTACCTCTTTCACAGGCCAGTTCTAATGTATTGCTTGAGACAGGAAATTCTAGGAAAGGTGATATTACTTCAGTAACTCGTGGGTAATACATGGTTTACTCCCTTATTCTACAAATGAATGATTACAAATAATACACCCACTTACAGGCTTATTAGACATAATGAAAGCTCCACAGTTAGGACAACTATCCCATTCAAACAGGTTATATTTTTGTTGCACCTTTTCCAAATGCCCTTGCTCCCACAGCTCCACTACTTCAGAAGCCTCTTTTTCAGTAAAGCCTCTGAAATGATAGTCCATCCGCCGTGCTACAATTCGTTTTTCATTCATTTTGGCCCCCTTAAATATAAACATTCAAAGCAATGCTTTTTTTAAATCTTTTATATTTAAAACTTTTGCACCATATATTTCCTTTATCTATCCACCCTAAGAATTCTCCATTATGAGCAGAACAAAGATAGATATTAATTTTATCATAGGACAGCGGAACAATTATAGGTTTTTTCCAACACAAATCTGGATAATAATAACAAAATACGCCTTCTTCACTGATTTTAATATTTTTTAATTCGTCCATTTTCTCCTCCCTTTTTTTATTTATTCAATTCTCTGATGCTTTTTTTAATATCAGCTAATTGTTTTAAACGAAATGCTTGTTTATCAGTGAGGATTGCTATATATTTTGGTTTTTTAAAGGAAGTAAGCAAAAACATTTTAAGTGGTTCTCCTTCAAATTCCCAAGTATAATTTTGTCTTTTATCAATTTTTTTAGCTACTAATTCTATAAGCAAATCTTCTAAGATAGAATCATCTATTGCCATTTTCTCCTCCCTTTTTTATATCACAATTAAATTTTTTTGTCAAGGTTCTTTTTATATTACTATTGCTTTTATTCCTTGTTCAAACTCTTTTATTCCTCTTTCTATATCAGCTTGAGGGCTAACAGCAAAATGCACTCCATTGAAAATAAATTCAATATAAGCCACCTCTAACTTCTTTGCTTTTTCTTTTGCTTCAATAAGAGCTTCTTCTAATGAAACTCCTACTGTAAAATCTACCTTTATGCTCATTTTACTCATTGCTTTTCCTCCTTTGCAAGCAATTTAGTCTAGTTTCTCCCATATTACCCATACATTTGTTTTAACTGTGTATAAGATGGTTATCCGCACATGAAAACATATAACTGCAGAGGCAATCCAGAAGGCACTCAGCAAGATAATTAAGTCTTTCATCCAATTAGCTTCTTTTCTAGCCTTCTGCACTGTTTATCTGAGACAATTTCAAATTTTTTTCTAAATGCCTTATTCGCTATCATTCTTCTAAATCCTTTTATATGTGAACAATGCCCAACTCGGACAAATCCCATTTTAGGCAGTTTCTTTTTTTGATATTTTTCTTTATACATAATTGGCCTCCTTTCTTAATCATTAACCCATTTTAAAATAATCCAACCAAGCAACCAAATTGCTATTAAAAAGCCAAAGAAATCAATCATCTTTGCTTCCTCCTTGTTTTATTAAATTTACTAACCCAATGGGCTAAAAAGCCCATTGGGTTAGTAATTATAAAGTTTCTCCTTCTTTTATTATTTTTTCTATAGGAGTTACTAATATTCGTAACTCCTGCTGTTTCACTGGATTTCCATCTTTGTCTAGGCAAGCGTGGCTTGCATAATATCTTCTTATAAAAATCTTTGTCACGAGCTCGTCTCCAGTATGTTCGCCAGGAATTTTAAAATAACAGTGAACATCAGGGAATATTCTAGATGAAAGCCACCATCCAGGTTTACTTCTAGTGCTCTTTGTAAAAGGTTGACCATTTATTATTTCTTCTTCCAGTCTGCTAAATGTGCGTGCATAATTTAACTCTATAACAAAGCTTGCTGGTTTATTAACTAAAATCATTTTCTGCAATGTAGCCCCAAATTTCAATTCCCCCGCTTCAATAATTTTCTCTTGGTTTTCCTTTAACCAATTTTGAATAAGAGGAAGACCTTCAAGAGGAAAAAGCTTAAAATCAATCCCGCCATCGTAGTATTTTCCCAGTTCTTCTACTGTTTCAAATGTTAATGGAGCTTCAGCCAATTTTTTTACGTCTTCTGCATTCATTCCAATTTCAAATTTAAAAGTATCATCTTCGTTTACCTTAAAATGCTCAGAAATGAGACTATGGCTATCAGGATTTTGTCCCTGTGCTAGATAGCGCATTCTTTCTGCTCCTAGCAATGCTAATACCTTTCCATCTTTAGTCACTGCAAAGCTAAAAAAATCACACATTTTACCCTCCTTAATTAGGATTGGCAGTAGATTTTAAGCGGTTTTCCGCACCAATCCACCGAGGCAATCCTGCTTTTTCTTCAATTGTTCTTTTAGTCTCTAGGTTTAGATGAGATGCCCAATTAACCACTGTTTTTCTTGCGCGAGCAAAAATAAACCCTCGTGGGTTTCTAAATTGCTTCCAATATTCTGGGCTGCGAGAGTAAAGAAAATCCAAAATGTAATCTGTCAGCTCTAGTTGAGCTAAGTAGGGAAGATTGAGAATAGCACACCATCTTGCTACAAGACTAGGTATTTCTTGATATAACAATTTAGTATCTATCCCTTTTATTTCCCATATAGGGAAAACCTCTCTTTTCCTCATACTTTTTTTATTTCCTACCTTTTCACTATATCCAGCACCCTTTTTCAATATCCGATAAGCCACCCCCTTGTGAATACCAAGTATTTTGCCTATTTGAGCAAAAGTTAGCCCTGCATCCCTTAGTTTTTTTACATCGTTGTATTTTATTTCCATTGCTTCCTCCTTTCACAAACAATTTAGTCTAACCGTTTTTTAATCCCCCCCTATTTTCAAGTTCGTCCTCTGCACCGTTAACTTTGTTTTTTCTCTGTTTTTCTCTGATTTCTTCTTGCAAGTAATAAATAGCACTTTCAATATTATTTAGTTCTCTTTGTTTAGCCACTTTAGTCATTATGTCAGAACGTTTTTCTAGCAATTCTTTTTCTTTGAACAATCTTTTTAAAGTTTCTATTTGCCACATCTCAAACCTCCTTTCAAAATAAAAAAGCCCGATGCTCCTGTAAGGAACACCGAGCCTTTAATAGGGTGGGTGTTAAATCTTTATTCTTCTTCGTTGTCTTCAATTTCTTCTCTATTCATTGCTTACCTCCTTTAATCTTCTTCATCTTCAATGTCAAAAGCAAGCCGGTATGTCCACCCCCGCTTTTGGCATTCTTTTTTTCTTTCACAATCTCGACAAACAGAAGGCACTTGAACAGCACTACTTGACCCATCAGGGTCTTGTAATGCCTCTCTTGCTGCTTCTTTAATACGAGAAGCAGGAAATCTCCAATCTCTCTGCACTTTTTCAATTAGCTCTTTTATAGAACTGACTACATACGAACCCTGCACCGGCAAGTCAGGGTCGCACCCTGCCAACAATACAAATTCTTTTTCCCCTTTTATCATTTTTGCCATTTTACTCTCCTCCTCCTTTCTTCAAAATTTTTTCCGTCACCCGCTCAGCGCCAATAAGATGCCGACGCAGAGTGACTATTTTAGACCGAAGCTTCACAAGGCAATCAGGGCACATAGCATAAACAGTGCCGTCGCCTTGCTTCTCACCTAGAATCTTTTTGCACCAAACACAAATGATAGTCATGATAGCCTCACCTCCTTTTATTTTATTCCACCGCGGGGTTGAGTTAGTCTTCTTCCTCGTCTTCACCCTCACCCTCAATCTCCACAACATCGTTGCAGAGATGAGGATACCCAGGGCATTCCAGTCCGGGGTCATCATGCCAGTAGGGGCATCTCGCCCCCTCTTCCTTTCTTTTTTCCCAGCACTTTATTTCTCTCATTTTATCACCTCCTTCTACCAATCTCATCAATAAGACTTACTAATAAAACTCTACTTTCTGGTCATATTTCTTTGCAATTTTCTGCACTCTCTCTTTTTCTCCTTTCTCAATGAAAACCAGCTTCAACCACCTGTTTCTGTGCAACTCACATCCTACCCCTCTCAACTCTTCCACTAAAGAGTCGAAGTGATGCTCGGGCAGGAAATGAGCATCAATTATCGCTCTCATTTTATCACCTCCTTTTACATATTTCTTTTGTTACCCTCGCTGCATCAATCAGAGACAAAAATGGTTCTTGTGGCAGAAATGGAGAGAATGTGGGAAACTGAGCGAGCTTCTGTTTCAACTCGTCTTCATTTAACTCCCATGGGTTAAATCCAAATTCGCTTTCGCACTCATCAATGTCCAAGTCCCACAAGTTGAAGCTTTCCAATAGATATTCAGAAATCCAGATGCGAAGAGGCTTGACCTCGTCTGTGATATACGCCTCTTCAATTTCATACTCACGATAGATTTCCGCATGAGGCCAATCTTCAACATGAGAAAACCGCATCTTGCCAAGCGTCACTTTTTCAGCATCCACTTCCGCTTCAATGATAGCGTCAGCATATTTCAACACAGCAGGAACAGTAAACCAGAATGAACAAGAGTCATAAGGGCAATCACTGTCAGAATTAGAACGGAAAGGCCGAGGGATAACCTTCCCTGTGGAGAGAATTTGGAGGAGTTCTTCAACTTTTACACTCCTCCAAATCTTCATTTTCTCACCTCCTTTTCCCAAAATAAAAAAAGTCTGGGCTATTCTTCAATGTCTTCAACCCAGACTTCAAAAATTCCATTGTCTTTGTAAACCCAAACATCTTCGTAATGACCGCTGGCAAAAAGCTCAGTGACCAAATCCAAAGCCTCTTTATATGAGGCTTTTTCTGCCACCTTGCGTCTTAATCCCATTTATTTCACCTCCCTTTAAATTAATATACATCTACAAAATTAGTAAAAAGCCATTTTAAATTATTGACCTCTTGAGAATCAAAAGAACCGTCTAAACATAAACATTGATACCTAATAAAAGCTATTGCTTGCCTTTCGCTTACCAATACTTTATTTTTGCGATTAATTCCTCTACTATCTCTTTCCTGTTTTAAACCAATTCCAGCCAACGGCTCACTTAATCTAAATATCTCTTCTATTGAAGAAAATCTAATAACCCTAGCCTGCTTAACTAAATTTAAAAATCTTTTGCTTGTCATTTATCTTCCCTCCCTTTCTCATGATACCCCAATTCTACTACAACTAAATTTTGTTGTCAAGTCCTACTTTTAATTTTCTTGAAACCCACACTACCCAAGACTTTGAGAGAAACTCGCACATATTTAACTTGTGAGCTTAATTAAAACTTCAACACAATACTTTATATGCCTTAGCTTTCAAACTTTGCTCACAATTGAAATATGAAGCTGTCAAACCCTTTATTTGCTGACTTGCTTGAATACCTTACAAAATCAATCTTACTTCTTTTCATCTGCTCTAAATAGAATTAAAATCATTTCTAGTCTTAAACAATTCTTAATTTAGAATCATTCTAAACTAACACTCATTCTAAATAATATGTTTCCCTTGTTTCTGTAGAAATAGCCTGCATTATAAGAGATATAATTCATTTAAAAGAGTAAGAAAGAAATACCCCTTTTTCGTTAACCTCGTTAACTCACTTGGTTAACCATTATTCTCAATAAAGCTCGTTATCCTCCGTTATTCTCTGTTATTTTCCGTTAACTCACTTGGTTGACCAATTTAGTCTAGGAGAGTGCCAGAGGGTTAACCGGCTGATTTAGACATAAAAAAAGCCCAGGCTGTGAGAACCTGGGCATGAGAAGGATTTATTTAGTTTTCCTTACGTCCAACGCATGGCCACATATAGCAGCGGTATCGCATATTTGCCAAGCAAGGTCTAGGTTATCAGTTTCTGCAATGATAAAGCCGTTTCTAATATTATAGACTTGCCATTTAGCCTTGTTTTTTGTCTTTGACTTCTTAGCCATTTTACTTACCTCCTTTCTTGCTTTTTTTCAATTTGTTCTAACCAATATTCATACTCATGATAAGAAATCCTACCGCCATAATTCAGCATCTCTTTCAAGAACTGCTGAGCCTTTTCAAAATCCCAGTTAACAATGCTTGTTGGGACTTCAAAGTAACCAGCGCTAATCATTTACCTCACCTCCTTATTGCCATTTACAAAGAATTTAGGTTTACTATTTCCTTGAGTCACATTGACCCATCTGCCATTTTTAAATACATAAACGGCTGGTTTTACTTGAGTTTGTGCTTTCTTTGTCATTCTTTATCACCTCCATGCGATTTTGTCCATTTTTTTCTGTAACCTGAAGGCCAAACACGAAATATGCCACCCTTCAGGCAGAGCGACATAAATCCAATGGCCTGCCTTATTTAACCACTTGAAGTTATACATTTTATCACCTCCTCCCTTGCTTGATTTACCCTTATTCTACCACGATTGACTTTTCTGTGTCAAACTATGCCCATATGCCGTAGCGCCCAAGCTTTTTTGAAAGCAGAGTGCTACCCTTGTGCAGTTTTGTTTAGTTTTATCTGTGCCTGAGCCCGCTATCACAGCCGACAACGGGGGGGGCAGGAAAAGGCAGGGGTGAGGGGTGTTGCGAGGGGGTTATATCCCCACTTCCCTCTCCACGCTATGATTTAGAATTATTTTAAATTAAGAATGGTTCTTGACAATTAGTTACAAATATGTTATTGGATATATATCTGGCCGTAAAGGGAGTTCGCCACTCCGTTCTTTTAATTTTCTAAAATTCTTCTTTATTGGCTGTAGTAGGTCTCGCCAGCCTAAGGGTGAATAGGTGTGAATGTAATAAATTTATATAGGAGGTAAGGTAAGATGGCAGATTGGAAGCCTGGTAGTTCAATGTATGCAAAGAGATATGCAACATCTACCTTTATTGAATACAAAACAGGTATTTGGTGGGATAAGCATGGGTATGTAGGTAAGGATGAGAATAATGTAATACAGTTGATAGAGGATTTCACGAGGGGGCCTGGGAATAGTATGAGGTTTTATTTAACTATGGTACCTGAAGGAGACCCGATTGTTGATGATGATACTCTTGAAGGCAACGAGATGAATATCACCAATTACCATCAGGATGTTACTCTTCATGAATATCGTGGTGGTATACGTCTTTATGGTAATATGGAAGAAAAGGCAGTTGCCTTTAATATGAGGGAGACAGCGAGGAGAGTATTAGGGATTTGGAAGAAGCAGGAGACAGGTGATGCCATATTTAGTGCATTAGCCAGTTCTCCGACCAAAGTTATATATGGTGGGGATGCTACTTCTACTTCTACTTTAGAGTCTAGTGATTTATGCACTTTAAAGCTTTTATTG